ACCAGCATCTCCGTCATTAACTTGTAACAATGAGAAAGAAGCGGATTCTTATATGGAAATTATAAAAAATTTGTTTCATAACTGTGTTCTTTATTCTAATATTAAAATGTCACTTCCTGACCCAACAGATATCATGTCAGATTTAAATAATGACGAATATTTGAACGCATTCAAAGAGTACAATGTATCAAATAATGATAAAATAAATATTGTTGTGAATTCATATAATAAAGCAATTAGTATTAAAAACCAACATGGACAAGGAAAAGAATCCATTGTTTGGCAAAGTTCAAAATGGGAAAATTTATTGAAAAAATCCGATGCCTATACAAGTGTTTCTGATTGGGTATGGAAAAAGAAAATATCTAGTCGTATTAAAAGTTTTTTTACCTCTGGAACTAGTAGTCGTAAGAATGATATTTATTTATTTTTATCTTTTATTGATACGATTGATGATTCTATAGCAAAACAGGTGACCGAAGTTTTTGATAAATATAGACAGATTGTAGATAATACTAGAACAGGGCAAAATGCTTGGTCTAATAAAAATGACAGAGAGGACTATATTAAAAACAATAGTGAATTAATCGCTCAAATTAATGTTTTTTTGAGAAGAGAATCTACTCTTAATTCATTTGAAAAAGATCAACTTGCTTTTATTGGACAGCAAACGAATTCTTATTCTAATTCTGAAGAAAATCAGAATATTAATATTTTATCGGATGCAGAACTTGTTCAAGAAAATACAACCAGTTTAATTAATGATAATAATAAAGAATACGAGGAAGTATCGTGTGAAATTAAAGAGGATGATTATGATTTGATGAATGATATAAGTATTCAAGAAACAACCAATCCTTTATTAACGGCATGTCTTGTTTACAATTGGTCAACCAATAAGAGTGAATCAATGGTTGATGAAATACTGGATAATGAAATTTCTAGTAATGGTGATGAAATGGATATAGAAAGGAATGTTGATTATGAATCATCTAAAGGAAATAATAAACGTGGGCGTGATACAGAGGATGAAGAAGAAAATAGTAAATTTACTAGATTTAGTGGTGGAGCAATAGAAATGAAGGATATAAAAATAAATGACTCTACCATTGCTTACCATCCTTTGTTACCTGTCTATATGATTGCATGTAGTTATAATTGCAATATTAATTCCGATTTGGAAGGTTCTATTGACTACGATGAGTATGTAAAATATTACAACTTTTTGAAAAAAATGACGGATGTATTGATGTCATACTACTACTTGATCAATTTGAAAAAAATTAATATCGCAAAATCTTATTTGGTTGGATTAGCTTTGAGAGAATTATTATTCACATTGAATCGGGATGAAGATGGGATAAAAGTCATATGTGATAATGTGCTAGTAAATGTTAATATTGGTGANTATCAGTNTTTCTCTCTCATGAATTCTATGTTAAGTGATTATATTTCTGGAAAAATTGAAGAAACCAAAGAAGAAAAAGAATTTGGAATAAAATTATTACAATCATCGGTTTTTAAAAAATTTATAAATGAAGACGTTAAAATAAAGGAAATAATTACAAGTACACCTGATAATGAAACCATTGATAGTTTGAAGAAAAAATCATTGGATTTAATTATAAAAATCAAAGAAAAAATTGTTGCTGATCGTAAATCTACTACAAGTATAACTACAAATGTTAGTTCATCGTTAACTTCAACGATAAGTCAAAATAGTATTCCAAGTAGAATTTCAACTGGAAGATCCTTTGGAGAACGTGAAAACATGAGTGAAACCAATAGTAGTAGTAGAAAAAGATCACGTGATGAAATCACAACGAGTGGAGGAGTAAAAACCAAAAAGAGAAAATATAAACGCATATTAAAAACCAAACAAAGAAATAGTAAAAAAAATGGAAAAAAGGGTAAAAAAACGATTAAAAAAAGAAAAGGAAAAGGAAATAAAAAAACTAGAAAACACTAGAAAGTAGTAAAACTGAATAATATTATTTTATTTTATTTTTTTTTTCTTTTTATTTGGAAAGAAAGTCTTCTACTAATTCCGATGGAATACAATCAAAATGTACAAGTTTTTTATTTAATTCATATTGTTGATAATATTCGGGATTATTGGCCATTTTTTTGGCGAAAAACTCTGCGTCTTCCACACATTTTAATGCCGTTTTTGGTCCACATTTTGGAAACACGGATGGAATATTGTCGGATACATCTCCCATAATAATTTTAATTTCTAGATCATTTTTTGCATTTCCTGTGCTGCTTTTAGTATCGGCAATATTTACATAAGATAAGTTATATAAATGTACATTGTCTGCGTTTAATTGCAAGTAATCGCGGTCACTCGTAATGATGTAAATTTGAGACTCCGGGTATTTTTCTAGTAAATGTTTTACAGAAATAGCAATGCAGTCATCGGCTTCCAATTCTGGGTGTTCTAGAATCGCCTTTATACCTCCTTGTAGAAAAAGTTCATCTTCATAGGCCATTTGGAAAAATGGTTTGCCTGAAAAATCCTCGTTATAAACACGATTTGCCTTGTATTTAGAGAAAAGTTTGTTTCTCCAAATATTTTCTCTCTTGCAATCTTTTCCAACAATTAAAATTGGTTTTATTTTTTTATCAATATATAACTTTTTTTGCATTTCTTTAAGATTTTCTACAAAGAGTTTCTTGAATTTGTCTACGAAAATTTGGTTTTCAATGGGTTGATCTAATGGTTCGTCTTTGTGTGCATTTTTCCACCATTTAATAAGCGAATAGTATCTATAAAAACAATAATAACTTCCATCTACAAAGATAAATGTTTTCTCTTCTTCTTCTGTATTCATTAATTCTAATAGCTGATTCATTAAGTATCTACTGAATATTATATTTAATTTGCTTTCAATTTAATATAATAAAGATTTTATTTTATCTTATTTTTAACTATTATTGTTATTATTATTGTTGTCTTGAGAATCTAAAATATTCTTAGTATCACTAGAAACCAAATAGTTTACTTTATCCATAACATAATAAAATGGCATTTTTACATTGTCATATACGTTTTCTACAAAATCTATATGGTCGCTCATTTTTTTACAATCTTTTTCTAAGAGTTCCAAGATTTTATCCATTTTTTTTTCCATGATTGTAAAATGTTTTTCCAAATCCAAAATTTTGTTTTTTAAAAAATCTCTATCGCATTCACTCATTTCTATTTGTTCCTCTTCCTTATTCATTCTAACATAGTAAATAGATATATTTTTGTATAAAAAAACTAATAACAATGGAAAATACGAATGCTAAGGCTCCCCAGAATCCAGCCCCAAGTTTTTTGTAATAAACATCCAGACGATCCCCAAAAACGTTGAATTTATAAATTAAAACGTCCATTATATATCCTATTAAAAATGCTAAACCACAAAAATAAATTAACTTTGTAAAATTGTTAGGTATAATAAAACCAAATAAAAAATAAGAAAAAATCATATTTATTACTAGTGCGAATAAAACTGTCAAACCAGCATCAAAAGCACATTTTATAATGGATTGTTTATAAAAATAAGGCTGTAAAGAGGTTACTATATTAAAATTGGTAGATAAATCATTCAAAATAATATCCGACATAAAAGAGACGGCAAAATTGAAGAACATAAATACGATAATGGATTTCTTTATATTCATTATTATAAATATATATTTTAGTTAGAATAAAAGTAAAAATATGATTTTTAAATTTTTTTTATTTTTTCCAAGACTTTTTTGGAATTTTCATTTTTGGACATTTTTTTTGTCCATTTTTCGAAAAACTTAAAAACTCTTGGGAAAAAAAATTATATAAAAAATCAAGAAAAAATTGAGACCATAAAAATTCTTATGGTCTCAATACAAAAATAATATTTCAAAAATGTTACGATGATTTTTTTTTTGAAAAAATTTTTTTATTGTTTTTTTCGGAAAAGTATTTAGGAGATTTTTATATGTTTCAAATATATGAAACAAATGAAACAAGAAAATCCCATAAAATCTCATACATTTTCATGTGATATATGTTGCTACATAACCAGTAATAAAAAAGATTACAATAAACATTTATTGACACAGAAGCATCAAAGTGAAACAAATATGAAACATTTGAAACATGAAAATCCACAAATATCCTCAAATGATAAAAAATTTATATGTTTATGTGGATTATACTATAATAGCAGAACAACTTTGTGGAGACACAAAAAAAAATGTACTCTAACTAGTAATATTAATGATAATAATACAACAGATTCTAGTAAAAATAATGATAATGATACAACAGACCCTAGTAACAATAATGATTTTGTATTTGACAAAGAATTTGTTATTTCCATATTGAAACAAAATGCGGAATTACAAACACAAATGATGGAACAACATAATCAGATGTTAGAGCAACAAAATAAAATGTTGGAAGTAATCAAAAATGGTACACATAATACAAATACAAATTCACATAATAAAACATTTAATTTGCAATTCTTTTTAAACGAAACATGTAAAGATGCTATGAATATCACTGATTTTGTCAGTTCCATTCAATTGCAGCTAAGCGATTTAGAGAATATGGGCGACGTGGGTTTTGTAAATGGAATGTCTAACATCATTATCAAAAATTTAAAAGGATTAGAAGTTCATGAGCGCCCATTACACTGCACAGATATTAAAAGGGAAGTGTTGTATGTAAAAGATCAAGATAAATGGGATAAGGAAACCGATGGGAATCCCAAGATTCGCAACGCCATTAAACATATTGCAAAAAAGAACACCAAACAATTATATGACTTTAAAGATAAATACCCAGATTGTATCAAGTCTTATTCAAAGCATTCAGATAAATATAATAAATTAATAATAGAGGCAATGGGCGGCAAGGGCGACGATGATAAAGAAAAAGAAAACAAAATTATTAAAAAGGTTGCCAAAGAAGTGATGGTAGAAAAAGAATAGATTTATTTACGGCAAACATCGTAATTCTCTTGAAACCATTGTACCGAATTTTTTATTCCTACATGAATGTCCGTAAATTTCATTTCTGGATATAACTTCATCAACTTAGCATTATCTGCTGTTTTTTTAAACTGACCATCTGAAAAAGATGTATCAAATATCATATGTTCTTCATAGTCAAATTCACGAGCAATCAATCTTGAAACTTGTTTAATACTAACTTCATTTTCTTCATTGTTTGACAATATGATAGATTCTTTTTCATGATATTCTAATAGTGACCACATAATCAATTTTGCTAAATCCAAAGAATAAATAAATTGTCTCAATGGTTTTCCAGATCCACAAACAACAAAAGGTTTTCTCTCTTGTTTTGCTAAGTAACATTTATGTATTAAGGCTGGAATCACATGACCATTCTCAATAGAATAATTATCATGTTCTCCGTAAATATTTGTAGGAATAACACAAATAAAATGATCTCCATATTGTTCTTGATAAGCTTTACTGTGTACTTCTAACATTCTTTTTGCATAAGCATAAGCATCATTAGATGTATGTGGTGGACCCTCATGCAACATATTTTCATTAATAGGATAAGTCGTTTTATCAGGAAAAATACAGGTAGACAAACAACTCACTACTTTTTTCACTTGATAATCATGACAACATTTAAGAATATTGTAATTCATAAGTATATTTTGTTCAAATATATCAACCTTATATTTCATATTTTTGAATAGGCCACCCACATTAGCCGCAAGATGAATGACATAGTCGGGCTTTTCCTTTTCAAATAATTGTTTTGTTTCTGACAAATCCATTAAATTACAATCTTTAGAACTTAAAAAAATAAATTCATGATTATATTTATTTTGAATGGATTGAATTCCATGTCCAACTAATCCTGAACCTCCTGTTACTAATATTTTCATTATAGAAAAGAAAAATAATATTTTTTCATTTTTTTACAGTATTATATTGAATAAATGGAATAAAATTGCGATTATTTATTATATTTAATTTGAGTAAATATAATAAAATGAAAGTAGCATTAATTACAGGAATTACTGGTCAAGATGGATCTTATATGACCGAATTTTTACTAGAAAAAGGTTACATAGTTTGGGGGATAGTTAGACGTGCTTCAGACATAAATACAAAAAGAATTGATCATTTGTATCATAATAAAAATTTAATTATTAAATATGGAGATGTTACCGATGGATCCAATTTATTACACTTATTATATCAAATTGATGAAACATACAAAGAGAATTTAGAACGCTTAGAAATTTATAATTTAGCTGCTATGAGTCATGTGAAAGTTTCTTTTGAAATGCCTGAATATTCTATTGAAGCAGATGGTGTAGGTGTTTTAAAGTTATTAGAAGCCATACGAAGTTCTAGAATACAAGACAAAATTCGTTTTTATCAAGCATCTACGTCAGAATTATTTGGTTTAGTACAAGAAGTTCCTCAAAAAGAAACCACCCCATTTTATCCACGATCCCCTTATGGAGTTGCTAAATTGTATGGTTATTGGATTACCAAAAATTATCGTGAATCATATAACATGTTTGCAGTAAATGGAATTTTATTCAATCACGAAAGTCCTAGAAGAGGTCCTACTTTTGTAACCCGTAAAATTACAAGAGGAATACAAATGATTTTAAATGGCGAGCGTGATAATTTAGTAATGGGAAATTTAAATGCAAAACGTGACTGGGGACATGCAAAGGATTATGTAGAAGGAATGTGGTTAATGTTACAAGCCGATAAACCGCAAGATTATGTATTAAGTACAAATGAATTTCATTCCGTGCGTGAATTTATTGAGATTGCTTTTAAACTAAAAGGCTTTGATATCGCGTGGAAAGGAGAAGGAATAAATGAAATAGGATACGATAAAAATACCGAAAGAGAGCTTATTTTTATAGATGAATGTTATTTTAGACCAGCCGAAGTAGAAGAGTTGCTTGGCGATTCAACCAAGGCAAGAACAGAATTGGGATGGGAACCCAAATATAGCTTTGAAGAATTAGTGAAAGAAATGGTGGAACAAGACTGTGCTTAGAAACTTCTTTAAGTACCTTTTTGAATTTATTATATAAAATGCAAAAAATAAAAAAAAATTCCCAAGACTTTTTTGAAATTTTCATTTTTGGACATTTTTTTTGTCCATTTTTCGAAAAAGTAAAATACTCTTGGGAAAAAAAATTATTAAAAAATTGTAGAAAAAGTTGACACCATAAAAATTCTTATGGTGTCAATACAAAAAATTAATTCCAAAATTGTTACGCTAATTTTTTTTCTTAAAAATTAAATTTTATTCTTTTTTTCGGAAAATGATTTAGCAACTTTTCTCTTCGTATTATATTAACGAAAATGACGAACGCAACCGTTGCAAAAAGTTGCTTTAAATTTTATTGTGAATTTTGTAACTATGGAACGAGTAGAAAAAGTAGCATAGACAAACATTATTCTACAGCACAACATATAAAACGAACAAATACGAACGAAATGTTGCAAAAAGTTGCGAACGATTACTCGTGCGATTGTGGTAAGAACTACAAACATGCATCCTCTTTATGGAACCACAAGAAAAAATGTGATAAAATTAATAATGATAATAATAATGATAATGATAATGATAATGATACAATAGATTCTAATAATAATAGTAAAAATAATGATTTGGTGATTGATAAAGAATTAGTGATGACGATATTGAAACAAAATTCTGACATTATGAAAGAGAATAGTGAATTAAAAAATATGATGTTAGAGCAACAAACACAAATGTTAGAAGTAATCAAGAATGGAACACATAACACAAATACCCAAATCAACAATGTTTCTAATAAGACGTTTAATTTAAATTTATTTTTGAATGAAGAGTGTAAAGATGCAATGAATATTATGGATTTTGTAGATTCATTACAGTTACAATTATCGGATTTGGAGAATGTTGGAAAAGTAGGTTTTGTGAGTGGAATTTCTAATATTATTATAAAGAATTTAAAAGCATTAGATGTGAATAAAAGACCAGTTCATTGTAGTGATACAAAAAGAGAAGTAATGTACATCAAAGATGAAAATAAATGGGAGAAAGAAAATGAAGAAAAGAAAAAATTGAAAAAGGCAATCAAGTATATAGCACATAAAAATTCAAAAATGATTTCTGAATTTAAAGCAAAATATCCTGATTGTATTTATAGTGATTCCAAGAAATCGGATCAATATCATAAATTGATTATTGAAGCCATGGGAGGCAAAGGAGATAATGATAATGAAAAAGAAGAAAAAATAATCAAAAATATTGCCAAGGAAATGATTATACAAAAATAAAAAATATTTATATTTTATATATAAAATATAAATGAAATTAGTAGATAAAAAAAATATTGTTTACTTTTTTTTAACCCTAACAATCATTATTTTGTATGATCACCTTATACTAAATGGTCTTGAAAAAATATGTTTTAATACATTTTTTGATTATAAATTAATTAAAAGACCATCATTAAAATGTGAAAAAATAGAAAATATGACATTAAAATGTCTAGGAATGCCTTCAGGTCATGCACAAAGTATAACTATTTTTGCATTATTATTATTTTACTATAAACAAATTTCTTTCAATACATCCATTCTATTAATCATATTCGTTTCTTTACAAAGAGTATTTAGTGAAGCACATACGGTTTTACAAGTTCTAACAGGAATAATTGTTGGATCACTCTACTCCTACATTTATATTTCAAATCATCTATCTTATAAATGTTTGTTTTATATCTTAGGGATAACCTTTATTTTAATATGTACTATCATGTACAAAATTGAAATAGAATTATATAAACCGATACCGAATTGGGTAGATACTACTATGATTTCAAGTATCCAAAAGAAACGAACCAGTCCATTTTATTTAAAATTTTTGTCTATTCTTGCAAATTCTTTTACACAAGGGCGTGCTTTTATTACATGGCATCAATTAGAAGATTATTTAGATATTCTCATAGAAAAAATAAAGGAAACAAATATTCAATTTGAGGGCGTAGTAGGTATTAAAACAGGAGGCGCCATTATATCCGATTATGTTTCTAAAAAACTAAATATTCCTAATTATAAAATCAAAATATCTAGAGAAGAATATCATTGTAATAAAAAACCGGTGGATACATTTAATGATATATATCAAAGAAACATTCTAAGAAACCTAGGTGTTTATTCTATCTGTGAATCAATCAAAGAAGATATACAAGGAAAAAATATTATTTTAATAGATGAAATGATTACTACAGGAAAAACGATGAATGAAGCAATTACATACTTGAAAAATGAAAAACACGCGAATATTGTTTTGCCAGTTTGTATAAGTTTTTTAAAAAATACATTTAAACACGATTATCGCTTAATTCATGTATTAAATGGAGTAGCCTCAGTATGGCCTTGGGGTTACGATAACTAACTAATTAGTTTCCTGAGTAAAAAGATCAATATGAAATAATTCATTTAATACTTTATCTGCAATGGAAATATATTCACCTTCACAAAGTGTTAATGTAACACCATGAGACATCGTTAAACACATTTGGGTTTTTACAAAATTTTCACTAGGTCCTAATCCAAGTTCTGAAATTTTATGATCTAGTAAATAGGAATGAAAATTAGATAGAAATTTGTAAACTTGTATTTGATTCGCATTTTTGGAATTAGAAATCATTTCATCAATAATTTCTGTAACAAATTGAACAATATTTAAATAATGATATTTAGGTAAATTTTTTAAAACATATATTGGTTCTATTATTCCAGACATAATAATTTTTTCTGCTAATGTTTTAGATGGCAATGTAAAAAAATCAGTAGCTATTTCAAACAATGTGTTTTTATACATTTCATCTATTTGATAAACAATGCCAAAATCTAAGACTCCTATTTTATATTTATAATTGATATCTTTTTCTTTTTCTTCATTTTCTTTTTCTTCATCATCTTTTTCTTCATCATCTTTTTCTTCTTGATCTTTGATAAATAAAATATTTCCTACATGTAAGTCACCATGTGTAAAACCATGAATGGCAGTTGTAACAAATCCAAATTTAATCACTTGTTTTGCAAAGGATTCATAATCATTTTTCTCAATTTGATTGATGGTTAATCCCTCTAAAAAATCCATCATAATAACATCGGGATATTTCTTCGTTACATATTCATATACATCAGGAATAATTACATACTTTAAATGAACACAATTTCGTTTCATTTTCTGCATATTTTTAACTTCTTCATTGAAATCCGTTTGTACAGTAATCATATCAATTGTTTTTTGAATAGATTCAGAAATGTGATATTTGTTAAACATAGGAATAAAGGATAAGATAAATACGAAATAAAGTAAATTATCTACGGCACATGACAACTTTTTTTCTATATTTACTCGTTTAATTTTGAGAATTATATTTTTATCATTTACCCTGTCGTATCCTTTAAAAATAAGTGAAATCATTCCAGAATTTATCGGATATTCAAATCCATTTTTTAAACTCAAATGATATTCATTATAAATATTTATTAGATTATAATAATCTATATCACTAGAAACCCATGGTGCATGGTCTGTAAATCTTAATAATTTATCATTGATTTTCTTATCAATAAAATGATTATTTAAAGCAAAGGCTTGAAAAACTTTGACATATAAAATATTAATTTTTGACAAACGATAGGTTAAATTGTCTATGAATAAACCATAATTTTGTAACAAAGCATAAATAAATAACTCACTTAGAAGAATCCAAGATGTACTAGATAAAAAAATAATAAAGTTGATTACTTTTTTAATGTATGTAATATTTATAAAATACGTCATGATTTTACTATTTATATTATTTATATTGTTTATTTATATCGTTTATTTATATCGTTATATTTTCTATAAATTGTTTTATGCGATTAAATAATTTGTAAATAATTAACCCAATCATTTTTTCCAAAAAAGGTGGAATATAAAAATTATTTAGTAAATAAGTATCAAAGCTTAATTTAATTTCATGATTTGTAAGAATATCGCAAACACATTTTACGGAATGAATGTTGGCACTTTCACAATTTGTAGGTAAGTTATTATACTCCGATGTGATATTTTTTGGAAAGGCGTGAAACAAAATGGTATTATTAGTAGTAACCTTTTTAATATTTAAATAACTATATTTTTGTGGTAGACCTAAATCTTGAAATAAATTTTTCACCAGAATTAAACAATTCACTTCATTCTCTGAAACGTTTTCCATTTCAATTCTTTCAGAAATATCTGGATTTAAGGCATGTATTATTTTTATCAACTCAAAATTAATAATAGCAGGTAAACAAATCTTATCATTTATTACCGAAAAAGTACAACAATATTTGGAATCATTTTTAAAAAATTTGAATCCTTTTTTTTCTAATAATATTTTTTCATCTTTCTCTCCATCTTTTTCTCTATTTTCTCCATCTTTCTTCATTTAATTATTTATGATATAATAATACAATAAATAATTAAAGTAAACTTACTATTAGAACATGGCAAATCTTTTATAAATTTGAGATTTGTTTAATAGACGACCAAAAGTTTTGACTACTTTTATTGGCTTTTTCAGCTTGTTTCGCATAATGATAAGCTAATGCAATGCTTTCTTCTTCTTGCAATCTATTATCTGTATATAATTGTTTCATAGATGTCTCTTTATCCAGAGGTTTTGTGTCAACGGTTTCTCTGTATCGTTTATATTCTTCAATGTTTCTAAATTTTGGCATCTTTTCATAATCTTCATCGGTTATTGGAATCACTGATTCTACATAAGCTTGTTTTAAATCTGTATAACCAATCCCATCATTTGTAAATAATGATCCAGAAGTATAGTTATTATTATAATCCATTAATGAAGAACCACCAAAAGTATTTGCATATTGTGTACTGACACCATTATACTTGGATAAAGTTTGAACTTGTTTTTTTCTTTTTTCTATTTCGGATGCCATATTTGCTTCAGTTACATTTCCCATTTCCACAATATCATCATTTGATTTTAACCAGTCACCATATCCAGATTCAGATTCACCATCCAATTTATGTTTATCAAACTGTTCATTAAACCATTTATTGAAATTACCAGTATCTTTAAGGGATTTATTCTTTTCAAACATTTTATCTAAAATGACGCCATTGTTTGAATCATAATATTCGCTTTTATTTTCGGTTTTTTTGGTGGACTTATTTTGAAATTCATAGATGCTAAAAAGACGTTTATAAGCCTGTGAAAAGAAAAGAAAATACTTGGGTTCTAATCCAGATTTATCAGGATGTGTTTTTAAAACCGTTTTTTTGGATGTTTTCATAATGTCTTCACTCAAAAATTGCGTTTGTATTCCGAATAATTGATATAATTCATTTTGTGAATAATTATTAATATTTAAATCTAATTTGTTAAACTGGGATTTATCATAATTAAGGATTACAACTTCTTTTTCGCCATCGGGATTACGAAATGGGTTAACATTATCAAAAGGATCTATATTATATTCATTTTTACTATTTTCAATTCTTACTCCCGTATGTTTGTTTTGATTTTTAATTTTATTGTAGAAATTTAGTTGGTCTTCATCATTATATCCGAAGGTACAGTCATTGTCACTTTCATGTATTTTAATTCCACTTTTTGGGCAACTAGAACTAGATGTTTTACAAATATTATTATTGATGCGGTTATTTTTCATAATTAAAACTAGTTTACAAAATATTTTCCTAAATATGACTAAGGAAAATAAAAAGCAAATAGTAAAGTAAATTATAAAATATTCACGTATATATAGATAACTAACTCCATATGCCAAAACCTTTACGTGCGGATTTAATATTTTCATACTGGATCTATGCATGGTTTCTCTTGTATTTCTTTCAATGGATAAAATACAGTCCTAAATTTGCTTTAATCCTGGGACTATTAGATAACATAGTCATGTTGATATTGATGATTTTATTTGGTACAAGTAGGATAACTATTTTTATGTTTATCATCGTGAATACAATGATAAAAGTATTTCCATTATATTATTTACGAAAAGAGAGAATTAAAATGAATGACGTTTATTTTACAGGTTTCCTTTTTCTCCTCTTTGTCATTTGGATTCACATGAATCGTCAAAGCTTAGTTGGGAATCTAAAAATAGTTCATGATTCACTATTATATGGACAAAATAGGACGCCAATCATGAATATTGTCTCTAATATTAAAAAAATCAATCTTTTTTAACGAAGTAAATAAAGGTTGACCCAAATAATAATCAACCTTTACACCCTTGAAGATTTAAAATAGACAAACATGATACTTAACAAATATTTTGTTTTTCTAAAAATGGCAAATATATTAATAAGTAAATCGCATAATAAATCATTAGGGAATTTACGCTCCAACACCACATGCTACCTATAGTTTTATCGTTTTTATAATTTAGGGAAGAAATAAGTAACGTAATAAAAACAAATAAAAGTCCGCCCCAATATTTGCGATAAACAAAACTGAATAAAAAGAAAAATAACCACACAACCCATAGAATAGAATGGTTTTGAAAAAGTGCCCATTTTAAGTGTCCATCTTTACTTACTAATGTATGAATATGTTTAGTAGAAAATTCATATATTGAATATGGCGTTGCAACTAATAAATATGATGCTAATAATAAATTACGTAACTCTATATTTTGTAAAATCATAATACTTGCAATCGGTTGTATAAATAGTAAAAGTAATCCAAGAATAGAAAAAAAATTATTATAAAATTTGTTGTTGATATTTCTCCAAATAAAAAATTCTATGAGTTGCATAAATACAAAGGATGCGATAAAAATATACATCCAAGTGTTATTCAATTCTTGAATTTTATATTCGGTGTAAGAATTATTATAAATAATGAGTATTAATACAAAACTACTAAATAAAAATGTATTTAATGAAACATTCTCATTCCAACACATGTGAGTATATAATTATATTATATAAAAGCTTGTTCATTTTAAATCTTCAAGGGTGTAAAGGAAAGGTTGACACAAATAATAATCAACTTTTTTAAACAAAGTAAAGAAAGGTTAAGCCAAATAATAATAAACAATAATAATAATAAACAATAATAAACAATAATAAACAATAATAAACAATAATAAATAAGTAAAATATACTTAAAATGAAAACAATAGTATTATTTACAATGATTTTTTTAAAAGCAATTGGGGTTTATTTCTTTGTAAATGTAAATATGGATGCATATTTTGGATATAAAATAAGAACAGTAAATTATGAAAATAATTTAAATAATAAAAAAATTACAAATCCATATGGTAGAAAATATTATGAAGAAGTTTTAAATAGAAAAAATCAGGAATTAAATGAGCAAAAAGAACAATATTATTTAAAAAATAAATATCCAGTTTCAAAACTATATTATGAAGAACAAATAAAAAGATTAAATTCAAAAAATGTTACGATACAAAATAATAGTATTTTGGGGAATGATCAACGAATCATGGAAGAAGAAGAAAATAATGGTTTTTTTTCAGATCAAGAAATTAAAAAACCATTACGTATCATGGTAAAAAAACAAAATTTATTAGAAGCCCTTGGTCTTGGTATCAAAATGGATAATGATAATGATAACGACATCAATAGTAATAACAATGGTTATAGTAGTACTGGTGAAACAAAATCCGCGAATTTTGAAGTAGTTAAAAATTATCCAATTAAGTTTAAAGATGTTGGTGGGTATGAAAATGTAAAAGAAGAATTGAAACAATGTGTGGATATTTTAAAGAATTATCGTAAGTATATGAAATACAATGTAAGAATTCCGAAAGGTTTAATTCTTGAAGGGCCACCAGGAACAGGTAAAACATTATTAGCAAAAGCACTTGCTGGCGAAGCTGAGTGTGGCTTCATTGCCTTATCCGGTGGAGATTTCCAGGAAAAATATGTAGGTGTCGGTTCCACAAGAATCAAAGAATTATTTAAATTGGCAAAAAAAAATATTCCATGTGTTATCTTTATTGATGAAATAGATGCAGTTGGACGTAAAAGATCCTCTGACGGTGAATCCTCTTCCAATGAAAGAGATTCAACTTTGAATTCATTATTAGTAGAGTTGGATGGATTTAAAAATAATACAGGGGTTTTTTTAGTTTCTGCAACCAATCGTATTGATCTACTAGATAATGCTTTGACAAGACCAGGAAGAATTGATAAAAAAATATTTATTGGTCTTCCAGATAAGAATACTAGAAAGGCAATTATTGACATACATATCAGTGGAAAACCATATGATCGTTCCATTAATATTATGGATTTGGTTGAAATGACGGAAGGATTAACTGGAGCCCAAATAGAAAATTTATTGAATGAATCCATGCTAAATGCGCTCAGGTATAATAGAGAAGAATTTACTTATAGTGATTTTGACTTGGTATTAAATAAAATGATGGTGGGATGGCAACCCAATGAACATGAATTTACATCGGATATTGTTGATCATATTACAATACATGAAATGGGTCATGCAATTGTAGGAATATTTTCAAAACATCATGCAAAAATGGTGAAAGTGATTATTAATTTTTCTTCTCCAAGAAGTCCTGGTTACACGGTATTTGAAACTTCCGTGTCTAATATTTATACAAGAGAAGCCCTTTTTGAACATCTAATGATACTATTATCGGGAAGAATTGCAGAGGAAATATTTTACGGAATATCTGTAACAACGGGTGCATTAAATGATTTTGAAGAGGCTTTAAAATTGGCTGAAAAAATGGTTGTATACTATGGAATGGGATCAAATATAATTTATCCTAATTCAAGTGATAAATTTAAAGAGTTTATAGATAGAGATGTCATTAAGTTAATTAACAAGGCTTATAATTATGCGGAAATAATTTTAATAAAATCAAAAGATTTAATCAAAGAGGGATCCGAAATATTGAAAAGTGAAAAATATTTAAGTGCAGCTACCTTAGAGGCATTAATACATGATAAATATAGTGACTTATTAGGTATGAATATTGATTCGGATATTGAATATTGAATATTATTTTTCATAATTAATTAAGATTTTTAAAAAAGTAGTATAAAAAAAAAGGTAAAAAGAAAAAAGTTTAAAAAAAAGTAAAAATGTAACTATAAAAAATTGAAATCATTTATTATCTAATAAATGATTTTAATAACTTAATTAAATATAAATCTTCAAGGTGAAAAAATGAATTTATTTATATTATCTCTGATTCAAAAAGAAATAGCTGAATTTATGATGGACAAACATGTCAGTAAAATATTATTAGAAGCGGTTCAAATGCTTTGTTCAGCGAAACGAATAATAGATCCGGAAGATGAAGTCAATGAACGTATCTATAAACTTGCCCATAAAAATCATCCAGTTACTATTTGGTGTAGAAAATCACGTGCCAATTTTATTTGGACACTTGATTTAGTTGAAGAACTTCACAATGAATGGAAATATAGATATGGACATCCAGAAACAAAAATGCATAAATCTTTTATCATGTCTTTAATTTTGAGAGAAAATATTCCTTCTGACGACAAATTTGAAGAAAAAGGGTTAACACCATTTGCTCTTGCTATGCCAGAAAAATACAAGATGTCTGATCCAGTAGAATCATATCGTAATTATTACATGTCAGAAGAAAAACAAAAAATAGCTTCTTGGAAGAAAAAAAGAGAGAAACCTGAATGGTATATTAACTTATAAAAAATAATAAAAAATTACAAACTTATATATCTAAACTGACAGTATTACTAGCAGACTTTTGTCGTCTTCTACTTTTTTTTGGCATGTTTCCATCTCCTTGCAAAGATTTTAAGTCACTAATACTAATTGTACTGTTATCATTCATGTTCATATTACTATTACTATTATTAAAATCTGGTTGTTGCAATGGTGGTGGTGCTTGAATATTAATACTTTTTGTTTTTAATCCAGATAAAATATCACTAATATCACTAGGTCCCTTCATTTCAGGACGTGGAGGTCTTCTATCACTCATCAAATCAATTCTTTCCGCATTTTCTCTCAAATTGATTCCATCATCTACAAAATTACTACGGCCCATATTCATATTCATATTCATTTCTGATCTACTTGAATAATTATTATTTCCAGGTCTAGAGATAGGAGGTGGAACAGAATTAGGACCTTGGGTAGCCATTGGAGGTGGAGGCCCTTGTCCCTGAGAAGATCCCATTTCAGGATTCATCATGTTAGACATAAAACCTGAAAATCCTGGACTAGATTGTGCCATAGAATTAACGGCGGCATTTTGGAAAGAACGCATAAGATCTGGATTTTGACGTAATATATCATCCATGCCAGGCATCGCACTCTTAAACATAGTATTTGTCATATGAACCATCATTGCACTTCCACCAAGTTGAAATAATAATTTTAATTCTGGTGCCATGGTTGCCTTAGATTTATATTTTTCATATAATTCCCCGAAAATTTCATCATAGTCAGTAATATTTTCATTTACTTGTTCACTCCATCCATCCAGTTTAATGTCAAAAGGATCAAAACGACCATTTAAAAATTCAATTCCGTTAATGCATGCCATTAACATATTACCTTGAAATTTAACAGAATTAGCCTTGGATTTTTCTTCTAGTATGGTTTCATATTCTCCTTGCATTTCTTGAAGGGATGATTCCATGTTGTATTTTTTGGATAATTCAACCCCTTTTTTTTCAAGAGCCTCTAACTTTCTTAAATATTTGAATTTTTCTCTCAAAAGTTCTTCTTTGGACATTTGTGGTTGAGATGGTTGACCTTTATCAGGATTCAAAGGAATATTATTAAATTTTCCATATCCATCCCATGTTTTATTTTCACTAGATGTGTCAGCGGTAGATTTTCCGATGGAAGGTTGATCAAAATCGCTAAATTTTACTGAATGTTTATCATTTAAAGAGCTATCTATGTTGTTAAATAATTCTGATTTTGGTTTGAAACTTTCGGTTGGCATATCATCTACAAGATTATTTAATTCATTTTCTAAATTATTAAGATCTTCTAAATCAATATCAGAATTATGTTTTGTACTTTCTTTTATTTTATCGTTCATTAATAATTCTAATCCTCCACCAAAATTGGAAGATTTCATTGAACTAGTATTCATGTCATCAAAGTTTAATTCGGATAATTCAATTATATCACTCATTATTATTGATTAAATAGAACATATAATTTTAAGTAATACGAATTAAAATATATTATATTTATTATAGTTTCAAATAAATAAAATAAATAAAAAAAACACAAAATAAATAGAAAAAATTATAATTTTTTATCATTAATAAACCATAATCCCTGTAAAAAAGAATCAGATAAATCATCTTTTTTTTTATGTGTGTTGAAATAATCAACTTGATTTGAAAAAGAATGATTGGAAGATATTATTTCTAAACACTTTTGTATTCCTATTTTTTTTCTATCGGAATATTTGGTTTTAATATTGATATTGCAATTTTTCAACTTATTGGATGCAGAAACAAATTCAATATTTTCTACAAAAATAGTACTCATAATAAAATATTGTACAATCATTCCTTGAATTGTCTTCATACGATTTGCAATAGGACCAATTTGGTTTTCAATAATAACATAATCAATCGTATCTTCGTCAGAAAATAAATTATTAAATTTGGTTTTTATATTGGAACCAATATTTATTAAATTTACTTTATTCGCATTCGTAGTTTCAATTTTTTGAAAATAATTATCATAAGTATATTGATTAATAAGTGAAATTAAATCATTTTTTTTAGAAGATTTTTCGTATTCAATATCGTATTTTTTAACAATTTCTAAAAGTTTTTGCATTTTGTGTTTTTGTATGGATGGTTTATTTAATTCAGGGTCGGGAATTTGAAAAGGTTGTTTTTTCGCATGTTTTAAACAAAAACAATCAAGATTTTTTCTAAATTTTGCTGGTTTGTTACATTGATATGGATTAATAGATGATATACTTTTATCAATAAAAGAACATTGAAAACTTTCTTCTTCTGAAATATTTACTACATCCCATTTTGATATGTGAAAAAAATCATTCCCAGAAGCTTTTTCAAATAAACAAAAAGCAAAATTTTTAATACCAATATCAATACTCAAAACCTTCATATATAATAATAACCAACTTTTATATTTATTATTATATTTGTTTATTGTATTTATTAAAAAAATAATTTATTTTATTATGCTTGTTTTGAAACACTATTTTGGTTTATATCATGAGTTTCATTTATACCATGAGTTTCATTTATACCATCATTTTGTTTTACATTTACATTTACATTTTGATAGTTGGAAGGATTAATTGATGGAGACACTAATCTTGCATTTAGTTGTTCTCTGCTTAAATATGAATTTTTTAAATCACTATTAGGATATCCATAACCAGGTGTATTGGTGTCATAAATTGAACTAAATTTATAAGGAACATTACTAGATGGTGTGGTTCCTACATTCGTATGTGGATCTAAACCTAAATCATAACATGCTTCTAAATTATTGTATTTTCTAATTTGTTCACTATTATGTTGTAAGAATTGACGATATGCCCAGTTACTTTTAATTCCTTCTGTCTTTTGTATTCTTTGATTTACTACAGCTTCAGGTTGCCAAGAAGCATAATTTCTTCCATCCGCCATAATTGGAGGAAAATTAAAATGAATATTATTTGAACCAGAATAACAAGTAGCCCAACTCATGTTATATTACACTAAGAGAAAATTCTTATTCTAATTCTAATTCAAGTAATTTTATTAATTCGTATTTTTTAAGTTTACTGGGATCTTTTGATAATCCTTTTTCAGAAACAATACTTTTTAATTTTGTAAGTGACATTTTTTTATAATCTACATCATTATTTTTTGATTCTTCTAAATTAGAAATATTGATTGACTTTAAATCAAAATGATCGTCTGATAATTCTTTCAAATTTTCATTATTTATTTCTTTAATAGCATCAATTGGAACAAAATCATTATTGTCATTATTGTTTTGTTTATTAAAAAGAATAAAACTTTTTCCTGAATTATTTTTATTTTTATTATCAGATTCAGTACCAGATTCACTATCAGATTCAGTATCAGAAACAATTTCTAATTCATTTAATTCTTCATCGCATTCATTATCCTCATTTTCATTATGAAAATCCAGATCATTTATTTCTTCAAAATCATTGTTTTCCTCTCTATTTTCTTCTTCTTCGTTCATGTTTATTTTTAAAATTTTTACATCATTCATTTCTTTGTTAATTACTGTTTTTACATCATCGTCATCATCATCGTCATCGTCATCGTCATTATCATCATCTTCATCATTAATATCATCATCTTCATCATTAATATCTTCGTCATCTTCATCTTCGTCTTCGTCATCATCGTCTGAAACATTGATCATTGTATCGTCTTCTTCATCAATCTTTTCTAAAATATTTACATTATTTATATTTTGTCTAAAAGGAAAACTGTTGCCACCAGCAGACATGATTGTTAAATTATTAAAACCTATTTTAACGTTATTAATTTCTTCTGCTAAAGAAGAGACTAGACTTAACATAGATGATATTTTATGATTTTGTTCTCTCAATTTACTTTCAAAATAAATAATTATCAATCCTAAAACAATGGTTAATATTCCTAAAAACATTAAGAATGTAGGGTTAAATATATCTGAAAAAAAACTCATGTTATACTATATTACAAGAACAATATATTAATTAATCTATGAATTAACGAATATATTAATTATACCTCATTTTTTATTACAATCTTTTATTAGTTTCCTTCACTATTTGATAATCGTATTATCAATAATTTCTTTGGGATAATTCATATCCGATAATACATTAATTCCACCTTTTACTTCAGAAATTCCTTCTTTAAACATGTAAGTGTATGTAATTTTATTATTATTATTTTTACTTGCTACCATATGATAGTTTACAATGTTTTTATTTTTCTTAAGTTTTTTACAAACCTTTATAAAATGGGTAGTTAATAAACACGAAACATTTGTATTTTTGATTAAGTAATTCATAAATGATACCGCACTAAGAATGGCTTCTTCTGGATTTGTCCCAGAATAAAGTTCATCAAAAAGACAAAAATGACGGTTGTTTTTACTATTTTCTACAATATCTAATATTTCTTTGCATCTTCTAGCTTCTGCTTGAAATAAACTATCTCTTCCAGATGTATCAGGAATATTTAAATAACAGTGAAGAAAATCAAACGGTTTTATTTTTGCTGAATCATAAAATCCACATCCAAATTGCTGACTAAAAATAATATTGATTAAAGTAGATTTTAAAATGGTTGTTTTTCCGGATGCATTTGGCCCTGTAATAATTAAATTTTTGTTTAATTTGACGTTATTTTTAACTGGTTTACTATCTTTTAAACAAGCATAATAACTATTTTTAAACACTGTTTTTTTATTTTCATTTATAAATTCACAAAATTGGATTTGTTTGTTTTCAATATTCACTATTAATCCTTCCATCAAGTCAATATATCCATGAAAACCAAAAGAGTACATAAATGCATGATTGTATTTTTTATTATCATATAATTGGTAAAAAGATTTTAACACATGACCTATTTCAAATATTTTTTTGAAATTTGTAAATTTATATTGTGTAATATGTAAGAGTTTTTGTTTGAATTCAATTAATGTTTCTTTATTTGTATTAATGACATTATTAAATTCTTTTTGTGTTTCCAAATTGGAAGAATAAGCTAAATAGTGATCCATGGATTGAATGGTGTAATCTAAATAGACTTCTATATCTTTGAAGTATTCATGTATTTTAACCATATTATGATTGAAACGAATACAAATTAAAATATTTTGATAGATAGAAAAAAGATAGAATGCAGCAGAAACCATAAAATAAATTTTTTCATTCATATTCACTTCATTAAATTTTGTAAATAATTTTCCTAAAGCATGACTTTGTGCAACAATTTTTAATACATCAATGTATTCTTCAATCGTTAAAACTAATCCTTTCAATCTTATGACAAAAAAAGGAATGATTAGAATAATAATGGGAACCAAAAAAGAAATAACAGGGGAAACAATATTATACAAACTCATAATTTGTAAAAAACATTCGGAATGATTTAAAAATTCAAACATAGACCAATCCACGTATTGATATTTTTCTTTAAACCCTGTGTCTCCTTTAATTTCTTTCCATATCTCAATAATAGTTGAATAATTTTTATCTATATGTATGTATTTTTCATTTGCTTTTTGATATTCTTTTAAAAGTATTTGATTTTCTTTTAAAAAATCAACATCGGTCGTGTAATAATTGGCTACTTGTTTGCTTACATTTTTTGAAAATTCATTATTATTATCACTGTTAAAATAATAGGATGATATTGTATTAGATGATATGTCAATGGATGATGTTTCAATAGATGATATTAATTCTAAATCTTTAATAATATTTTCTTTTAATACAACTTTCTTGTCGTTATAATAAATTGGAAATTTAAAATAATCATTTATATCTTCTTCTAATTTGGTATTATTTTCATGGTTCATTTATTATATTATATTTTATTGAAGAAAGATAATATAATTAACTATACGAATTTCTCTTTTTTTCTTTTCTCTTTTATCTCTAATATTTATTCAAAAAATCTAAGTCAGCTGGAAGTTCTTTAATTTCACATGAATAATGTTCTTCAATTTCTTTTAATTTTACAATATCTCTTCTTGAAATAAAATTAATCCCCACGCCTTTTCTTCCCCATCTTCCACTTCTCCCAATTCTATGAAGATAATTATGTACACATTTTGGCAAATCAAAATTAATAACAATACTTACTTGTTGAATATCAATCCCTCTTGCGGTAACATTGGATGAAATTAAAACACGAGATTTGCCATTTTTAAATTCATTAAAAGCAATGTTTCTCTCTCCTTTATCCATTCCACTATGTATACAGCAAACAGGAAATTCATCTTCACGCATAGCTTCATATAAATCTGAAACACGTTTAATACTGTTACAATAAATAATGCATTGAGAAAGAGATACAAATGAAAATAAATGTTTTAAGGTCATGTATTTTTGTCTATCATCATCTATTGCAACAAAAAATTGACTAATTCCTTCAAGTGTAAGCATTTCTGCTTTTACACTAATTTTCACAGGATTTCTCATTATTTTATTTATAATTGGATAAACATGAGTTGGAAGTGTAGCACTAAATAATGCCACTTGTATGTCTTCGTTTAAATATTGAAAAATATTATAAACTTGTTCTTTAAATCCACTAGACAACATCTCATCCGCTTCATCTAAAATAATAAGTTTAATATATTTACAAGAAATTTTATCACGACGCATCATGTCATAAATACGTCCCGTACATCCGCAAATAACATGTGGTAATTTTTTACTAGAAAAAATACTTGTTTCTTCATAGGAAGAACCACCAAAGAGGGTTTGTACACGAAGGTCATTCATCATAGAACCAATTCCCTCCATAACCTTTGCAGTTTGTCCAGCTAATTCTCTTGTGGGAGATAAAACTAAAACTTGTGTATTATTATTTGTATAATCAATGAGTTGCAATGCTCCTATTGTAAAAGTAGCGGTTTTTCCGGTTCCTGATTGTGCTTGAGCAATGATATCTCTACGATTAATGATAGGGATGATCGCTTTTTGTTGAATGGGACTAGGTTTTTCAAAACCATATGCATAAATACCTCTTAATAAATCAGTATTTATTTCCAATTCATCCCATGATTGAAAATCATAGGAAGAATCATTAACTTCATCATCATCTTCTTTTTGTTCTTTGTATTTTTGTTCTTTCTCTTTCTCTTTCTCCTTCTCCTTCTCCTTTTCTCCTTCTTTTTTCATGTCCACAAATTTATTTAACATGTATTATATTATTTTAATCTATTTAAGTGTATTTTATTTGATTTATATAATATTTTTAAAAAAATTGATATAAATGTAATAAAGTATATTAGATATATATAAAAATGACAACCGATTCATTAAAATATACACTAGATGATTTTAACACTATGATTTTTAATGGATTTAATTACGAGTTGCCAAATGATATATTGAATACAATTTCTGAGATAGCATTGGAAGTAGGTTCTCCAAACTATGTTAAAACTCCTATTTTCAAAAAAAAAGAAAATCCGATTAAAATGGATCCGTTATTAAATATTAATAATATTAACAATAGAAAAAGACGTGGAAATAAAAATATGGAAATTATTAATGATAGTGACTGGGAAACAATTCGTTCTTTTCAGGCGACAAAAATTGAAGCAAAAGTTGGCTTGGATTCTGAAATAGACTTGATTCGTTCTTATTTAAATAAAATTACAGATAAAAATTACAAAGAAACTGCAAATCATATAATTACAGTGATTGAAAAAATGATAGAAAATAATATTACTATGGACGAGATGATTAAAGTTAGTTCAACGATATTTGATATTGCTTCTACAAATCGTTTTTATTCTAAGATTTATGCAGAATTATATTCTGAGTTAATTAAAAAATATGAAATTATGAGAGAAACCTTTGAAAAAAGTTTGAATACATTTATTGAATTGTTTAATGTGATTGAATACATAGATCCTTCCGTTGATTATAATAGTTTTTGTAGAATTAATAAGGATAATGAAAAGAGAAAATCATTAGCTGCCTTTTTTATGAATCTAATGGATAATAAGATTATTGAAAAAGAACAAATTATTTTAATTGCTAGAAATTTATTAAATCAATTATATAATTATATTTCAGAAGAAAATAAAAAAAATGAAGTAGATGAATTAGCGGAAAATGTATCTTTGTTATATAGAAAAGAATTATTTACTAGTAATTCTAATTATGAAAAAATAGATGGATTTACCATTTTAGAAATGATTGAAAAATTAGCACATAGTAAAGTGAAAGATTATAAAAGTTTAACAAATAAAACAATCTTTAAATTTATGGATATGGTTGAAATGTAAATATTCATAAAAGTTTCATAAATAATTATAATTATAATTATAATAATAAAAATATAATCATTATTTATGAAAGTTTTATTATCATATTTTTACTTATTTTTATTGTTAATAAGTTGTTTTTTAAATATATATTTGTATTTGTTATATAATAATAATATAATGACTAATAAACCAATTTATGCTATTGCTGTATTTAATGATGATATTAAAGGGACTGTTATGTTTACAGAAGATTTAACTAATAATCAAATTAGGGTAGATTTAAACATTATAGGTTTAAAACCTAATTCTTTACATGGATTTCATGTTCATGAGGCAGGAGATTTAACAGATAAATGTACAAGTATGTGCTCTCATTTTAATCCTTATGGAAATACTCATGGATGTCCGGGAATGAAGGAAAGACATGTTGGTGATTTAGGTAATATTATTACTAATAGTAAAGGCGATGCAAAATATACTTTTTATGATAATATTATTAAACTTAGGGGAACTAAAGCAAATATTATTGGTAGAGGTTTAATTATTCATGAAGATGAAGATGATTGTGGGAAAGGAGGAAATAGTGAAAGTTTAAAAACTGGTAACGCAGGTAAAAGAATTGCTTGTGCTGTTATTGGATATTCAAAAAAAAATTTTAAGTGTTAGAATAATAATATAATAATAAAATAATAAAATAAATATCTTTTTTTATTATCATTTAGATATAATAATTTATCATAAATAATATAAATCATGAGTGAAAATATACAATTAAATATAGATGAAATAGAGGAACAGGAAGAGGAAGAAGAAGGGAAAAAAGAAGGCATCCTCCTTTCTGAGTTAATAAATAATATAGAAAATACTATTCTTATGGATAATAATGAAAAATATAAAGAATATGAAGAATCTATAAAAGTTTCACAAATGATAGATTATCAAATGAACTATACAGTCAAACAATTAATTGTAATTTGTGATTATTATGGAATTTTAAAACAAATTAAATGTAATAAATGTAACAAAGATGAAATCATTCATATCTTGATTGATTTTGAAAATGATGGAAATAATGAAGATATTGTTTCTACAAGAAAAAACATGTGGTTTTATATGAATGAACTTAAAAATGATAAAATCATGAAGAAATATGTGTTGTGGTGAAAATAAAAAATAAAAATAAATGATTCATAATATTTTGTATTAAATATAAAATATTATATAAAATATATTAATGGTATTATCAAAAATTGATGAAGATATAAGTTATCCAGAATTAAAAAGTGTAGATTCAAATGATTTAAAAATGGAAGCGAACCTATATCAATTAGAAATACTTGATGTAGATGTTATTATAGCTGTTGGAAATGCTAAGAATACTTATGAAGAAAAAAATATTTTATTTTTTCCTGTCTATTTAGTCAAACAGAATCATAAAGTGGTACAAATAGGTATTTATGAAATAAAAGCTAGTGATTATATTACTTATTTAGATGATGATAATAATATAGACGTTGAAAAATTAGAACCACCATTAATTTATCAATTTGTTACAAAAGAAATGTTGAACAACTTACGTTTGGTTCCAGATGTGCCTTTAACCAGAGAAAAGGAACAAAAAGATCAAAAAGAAGGAGACCTTGATGAAGATCAAGAGTTAGAAGAAGGAATAAATGAAAAATTAGAAGAGATGAAAGAAAAAGAATATAATGAACATTATGAAATTCCTGAAAATCGTAAGGATATTTTTATTTTAACACAAGGAGTTCCTATTCCCTCCTTATTAAAAGAAGAAACTATTAAGTTATCAAAAGATTACAAAGAAAAATATCACGAGTCACCAGCTGATACATGGATAGAAAAATATATGAAAAATTCTAATTATATGATTGTTGATAATGAAGGTGGAGGGGATTGTTTATTTGCTACGATAAGAGATGCATTTTCTAGTATTGCTCAACAAACAACCGTAACAAAATTAAGAAATAAATTATCAGCGGAAGTGGATGATGAAGTTTTTAATAATTACAAAGAACAATATGACATGTACAATACAAGCATTATTTCTGATACAAACAAAATTAAAGAATTAGAAGCCGAATATTTGTTATTAAAACAAAAATTCCAATCGGTGATTGATCGTAATGAACAGAAAATTATTTCGGAAAATGCAAAAGATGTGAAAAAAGAACATGACAAGCTTGTAGAAGAGAAAAAAATAACAATGACCTTATTGAAAGATTATAAGTTTATGAAAGGAATAGATACTTTGGAAAAGTTGAAAAAGAAGGTAAGAACATGTGAATTTTGGGCCGAAATATGGTCCATATCTACCTTGGAGCGAATATTAAATATCAAATTTATTATTTTATCCAGTGAAGCTTATAAAAGTGGAGATATAAAAAATATTTTACAATGTGGACAATCAGATAAAATCATTGAAAATACAGGAATATTCAAACCAGAATTTTATATTATTGTGGATTACACGGGAAATCATTATAAAATTGTTGGGTACAAGAAAAAAATGATATTTAAGTATCCTGAAATTCCATATGATTTAAAAAAAATGATTTCTGAAAAATGTATGGAAAAAAATGCGGGTTTATTTTCATTAATTCCGGATTTTCAAAAATTCAAAGAAAGTAATAAGAAAAGTGTAAAAGAGGAGACAATAAATGATGATTATTTAAACGAGGATTTAAATGAAGCTAAACTGAGAGGATTCTATGATGATGACATTGTTTTTATATTTTATTCAAAATCAAGTGATAAAACTCTTCCTGGAAAAGGTTCAGGAGAGAAAATTCCAAATGATAAGATTATTGAATACAAAGAATTAGCGAATATTCCACAATGGAGAAGAAAATTATCTGATTTTTGGATCGGAGAACACCCTTTTACATTGGATAATCATAAATGGGCGAGTGTGGAACATTATTATCAGGGATCAAAATTCAAAAAAAATAATCCTGATTTTTACTTGAGTTTCTCTCTTGATTCTGGAACGGATTTATCCAAAGATTCTAATATGGCAAAAGCGGCAGGAAGTAAATCCGGAAAATACAAAGGTGAATTGTTACGTCCTGTTCAAGTAGAAATAGATCCAGATTTTTATGGTAAAAGACATAAGGAAGAAACTTATGCGGCTCAATATGCGAAATTTACACAAGATGAAAACTTGAAAAATTTATTATTGGCTACCGGGAATGCGAAGTTGTCTCACTATGTGAAAGGATCGCCTCCGGTAGTATTTGATAATTTGATGATTATTCGTGACAAAATAAAAAAGGCTCAAATGTAAAAATTTGAATATATCTAATTATTTTTAAATACGTGTTACAACCACATCTGGTTTGTTATCTGGATAACCTGGACCGGGATTATAAGCAGGACAATTTGTTCCATCAAAATTAATTTTTGAATTTACTCCATCTGGACAACATCCATATTGTGTTTGAGAACAACTGCTGTCATTTTGATTCGGATTTTCAATTGAATAAACATTGGTTACTGAAAATTTTATACTGTTTAATAGAACTAAAACAAATAATATAATTGCCAAAATAATGATTAAGGTTTTGTCCATTTATTAATAATATATATAATAATTTTATAAAATCCATAAATAATAATTTTATAAAATCCATAAATAATAATTCTATAAAATAGATAATAAAAATAAATAGCAGTATATTATATTATATAATATCATGAATCTGTCAAAAAAAAGTAAATTATTGATATCATTCTTTGAAAAAAATAAATATACATGTCACTATACACAAAATGAAAAAACAAAAAAAATAATCAAAGAATTATACTATGATATTTTAGAAGCATATCAATTTGTTTTATCATTAAAAACGAAAAGAGTGAACTTTTATAATGTTAAAGTGAAACATATTTTGACGGTTACTGATATAATACAACCTAAAAACTTCAATCATAATAGTTTTCCTTTACATGTAAGAAATCATATTAATGAAAACTCATTCTCAGAAATTTCTTATCAATTTTCTCTCTTTGATAGAGAAATAAATGTATTTTTTATTACTGAAGATAGTTCAGAAACAAAAATAGAAGTCTATAACAAATATGTAGATACTATTATTATGTGGATTTATATATTAAATCAATATTCATCTAAATTATGCGTTAAATCATTGAAAGTATATTTTTATTTTACTTCTCTTGAAAAAATATTACCTAAAACAAATATTGATGTATTAAATGAAACAAATGTAAATACAGGATTTACTACTACATGTCCTAGAGATTCCGAAATTGTCATTTATCGTAAAGAAGAATGGTTAAAAGTTTTTATGCACGAAACCTTTCATAACTTTGGATTAGATTTTTCAGAGATGAATATAGATAGTTGTGTAAAAAGTATGTTACATATTTTTCCTGTAAATTCTGAGGTTAATTTATACGAAGCTTATGCTGAAGTTTGGGCTGAAATAATGAATGTATTATTTTGTAGTTTTTTTAAATTAAAAAATAAAAAAAACATGGAAGCGTTTCTTATAAATTCAGAAATTTTTATCAATTTTGAGATTTGTTACAGTTTTTTTCAAATGGTGAAAACGTTGGACTTTATGGGAATAAGGTATGAGGATTTGTATATGAAAACAAAAAAAAGCAAATTATTAAGAGAGACAATGTATAAAGAAGAGACAAATGTATTACCTTATTATGTTATTAAAACGATATTGTTGAATAGTTATCAATCTTTTTTATCATGGTGTGATACAAATAATTTTTCATTATTACAATTTAAAAAAACTCCTTCTAACATGAACGACTTTTGCAAATTTATTGAAAAAAATTATAAAACAAAGAACATGATTGAAGGAGTACATACTTCTGAACAATTTTTAAATAAGATAAAAGATGATAAAAATGAAAAAAAAGATTCTAATAAAGAATATATTCTTTCTAATTTACGTATGAGTATTTGTGAGTTAGGATAAAATATTATTTTTTTATATTTGTATTATTTGTATTATTTGTATTATTTGTATTATTTGTATTAGTCTTTCTTTTTATGTACTATACAATAATTTGAATCCATTAAACATTTTTTTTTACAATCTTTTCCAGTAACTGTTTTATGATGACAAATGTATTGATAAGTTCCATTTCCTATGTATTTTTTGTTAGATTTCCAAGCCTCACTAGCTTCATCAAAATTGATGTTTACTTCGTATATTTTTTTCGTTGATTTACTTCGTGTATTCATTATTTACTAATTTACTAATTATTTTGTCTTTAACAAAATATACAATGTTATAAAGAATTCAATTTTTTAATTTTTAATTAAAAGATAATAAATAAAATTGAAAATATTAAATACAAATTAATACTTTATATAAAAGATAATAAAACATAATAAATTAGATGGGAATAAAAAATTTAAACCGGTTTTTAAGGACAGAATGTAAAGATTCAATCAAGTTAGTATCGTTGAAAGAATTATCTGGAAAAAAAATAGTCATAGATATTAGTATCTATTTATTCAAATATGCTGCAGATAAATGTTTAATAGAAAATATTTATTTAATGTTATCTATTTTTAGACATTATCAGATTATCCCAATATTCATATTTGACGGAAAAACTCCTAATGAAAAAAAAGAATTAATACAAAAACGAAAAGAAGATAAACTAGAAGCTGAAAATGAATATAAAATTTTAAAAA